GGATCCCCGCCGCCGTGTGAGTCAACATATGCTTTGATAAATGCGATTATCTCACCGATCATCATGCCGTCTGCACCTCCTTATATCCAATTCCATGTGCCGTCGCTCTTGTAGAAGGCGGCCTCACCGTTTGCGGTGTAAATGGTCGAACCGGGCTGAATCTTTGCTCCCGGTGGAAGATTCTTGAAGGTCGCGCCTTCGACTACATCCGTCTTATCATCTGCAAAGGCAGTTATCTGGTACTCGTCGATGCCATCCCCGGGCTGTTTTTCCATCTTCGTTACCTCAATCATGATATACCTCCTCTTTTTATACTATGAGCATGGTGCCGCTTACCTCAGCCTGCTCTAATGCATTAAGTTTGACCTTATCTGCCGCTGACATCTGGCCTGCGGATGAAGTGGTCGCAAGCTGATTGGCATCATAAATACCTTGCTCCATATGATTCAAGCGTGAGGCATTTATAGGTGTAGTTTTGTTCGGCAGATTCTGCCATGTTTGCTTGGTGTATGCCATGATTACCTCCTATCAATATCTATTCACTTTAATTCCGAATAACTCTATGATTTCAGCGACCTTCTCATCGGTTGGTGATTGGTTGGGATTGCAGATGAAGAAGTCCTCAAGTATTGGTACGTTGATGGGACTTGATACCTCTGTTGCACCGCCCCAATTCGCATTAGACAACTGTACTGAGATGTAATAGTCTGTACCGATGTACCGATGCATGGTTGTGTTTCTGCCGCCACCGGGAGCCAGTATCTCTGCCGCTTCTGCTGTCAAGGCAATACTAACAGTCACATACCAATTACCGCCATAACCCGGGCCGGCACCATTCTTCACGATAAAGCAAACCGCATCGCCCGGGCCTTTTGTAACAGGTGAACGTGTACCATCGTTTGTCGATATAACCTTTGCCCCCGACACATTTGCCTTTGAATACTCGGTCGAATAAATATCGGGGAAATCTTCTTCCCACGAATAATGCCTGCGATAATCGTCCGCATTAGTGCCGCCAAGCATGTGGATTTTGTTTTTGTATACCACTGCAGGACACCAATATATGTTTTTGGGATAAGATGCAATCCGCTCCCATGTTTCGCCATCAAATGTATAGTGCATGTGCCGATTGCCGCTTGCCGCACCGATAACATGTATCTTGCCGTTGTACATGACAGCATAGCCGCCCGTGAAGTTATATGGAGTCTGCACATCCCATTCAAAATTTTTGCCATCCCACGTTCTGTGACCTTTACCATCGCCCGATGATGGAAACATATGAATTTTTCTGTCATAGGTCACTGCGATCGGATACGATGCACCAACACCCCATACGTTTGTCCATGTATCGCCATCCAATGCTAGAGTATTGATATAACCCCATTGAGAGTAATGGCCATAGCCGCTACTACACAGCCTTATCAACCCATCAAACTTGACTGCAAGGTTATTCCGATAAAATGTAACAGGAGTATTTGACCTCTGCCGCCACTCCTCTCCATTCCATGAATAATGTGCATGCGAAGCAGATGTTCCACCGAATATGTGTATTTCACCCTCTGAAACTTCCGCAGACCCAAAAACAAAATCATATGGCAGCGTGGATTCTTCCCTCCACGAATAGCCATTCCATGAATAATGCTTGCGTGGTTGCCGCTCACCGCCAAGAATATGTATTCTGTTCCCATAAATGACTGCCGCCCCTTGATAGAAATCAAATGGCAAATCATCCTCAGTCACCCATGCCTTGTACCATCTCTGGGCCTTGCCGTTTTCATCACCGACATATCCTCGAATAACTCTTCGGGCAACATCATTCACACCGACTTCTATATCTCTTAACAATCGAGCCTTATTGCCGACTCCGACATAACCATTAGCCATATCACTCACTCATATACAAGGAATATCTCGCCTGTGGGTAAATCAGTCACACCCGGAACCAAGTCACTTGTACCGAACCTCGCAAAATTCATCTTGCGAAAATTGCCGTTTTCCATCCGATACCACCGATACATGCTGTTGCCTGAGTCTGTAACCTCAAACAATGTTATATGGCCCTCAGATGCGCTCCAAGACGGCTCAAGGATATCGACATCAATAAAATCCTGTTTTCCTGCGATCTCCTGAGTATGCTGTTCGACTGTGTCTTCAAGTCCCGATACTTCCTTCGCGATCTGATTTACCTGTTCATTGTTGGATGACCCGAAATCTATCGGGATAACCTCTGGCTGATACTCATTCCCGCTCGCAGAGAAAGTCTCATCCAACCACTGTATGCCCTTGAGATACCGCTTCATGACAGAAAATCCCATGATATGAGTCTCAGGCGTTCCCGATGAGTAGTCATACAGATAATAAGCGACCGCATCGCCACACTCCACATATGGCAGGCCGATCGATGATATATTAAAGGGCCTGTATGAGATATACTGCACCTTATTGAAGATATTGTGAGCGATACTATTCCTTACGCCCTGTTGAAGCTCTCGGCATAGGATATTGCCTTCGATCAGGAGCATATTGTCATCGGATCCATACGAACCATACTCTATGTCCGTGGTGCCGTCCCTGATCGTCACGCCAGTAATAGGAGCGACCTCATAATCCTCGTATGTCGCAGTCCGATATTTGTCGATGTAGATTGTCTCCTGCGTAGCATCCGCAGGAAACGTGTCCGAGCCCGGGAATATATCGTCGCTTGGATAGGGCAGGAATTCAGACGGGATTTTGATCTCCACATATCTGAACACGCCGCTCGCGTCAATCTTCCCAAATACCCCGTTCATCTGGCAGACTGCCCTCAGAGCATCGATGACGGCAAGCTCACCGTCCTCTATGGTCTGTGGTATGCTCACGCTGTCATTGACGAGCGTTGTGCTCTCCTGAGATATCCCTATAAAACTGAATATTGCATCCCTCAAGGTCTTGATCGTGACCGGGAATGTCAATGCGTCATATGTGTCAAAGAAATTCTTGTCTTGATACTTATACAGGGCATCGTAGCACATGAGCTTCTGGTAGCTCCGATCGCGGACAGTCTCGACCGAGTCAACGTACCCGGTGAAGATCCTGTTCCATGATCCATTGTCTATCCTTATTGATACCTGTATAGTCTTATTCTTAAGCTGCACACCCTGATTCCTGATCTCAATGCTAAACCTGTTCGATATGCAGCCTATTACGGACAACTCGCCGTTGCCGTCGAAGATTGCTTCCTCCAGTGACAGCGACTCGCCATATATCTGACCATTTAATACTGTGAGAGAGAGCTGCGGAAAATACAGCTTGATCTCTTTGCGGTACTGCCCGGTCATATATTTCGCTTTGTCTGAATCTGAGAAATTAAGTGCCATGTTTACGGCTCCTCTACTGTTACCTCAAAAACCTCGAAGATGTCATCCCACCCGGCGCCGCGTTTCCGCACGGGCTCAAAGTCAAGGAACACGTTCCTGCTCGTCTGCAATGAGGCCACAGTGTCATTATTGGCCTTAAGCTGTACCGGGTATGTATTCGAGCTTGTTTTTACAGCCGCAAGGGCCGTCAGGAAGGTCTGCAAGTTTGTCTCGGTCTTGAAGAACATCTGGAACTTGCCTTGTAATTTCCTTGCAATCACATCCCTGTGCTTGACCTGCCCGCCGTCCGTCCATTCCTGATATATATCTTTGAGATTGACCTGATAGCCCTCGGCGATCACATTATTCGAGTAATCAGTCGTGTTTAGCTTGAAAATAGCATCATTTACTGCCATAAGATAACTCCTATCACGCGAATGCGCTCACACCATTGGCCTTGCGGAAGGAATTATTCTCTTTCCGCATAACATTAAAGAACTGCTTGAAGTCGGGGCTGATCTCTGTGCCGCAGCTTTCGATCGCCGCCAAAATCAGAGGCATGTATTCCGCAAGAACCTGTGCGGCACTGTTATCGCTACCAACTGCCACAACACCATTGTTGGTAGATGATATCATCATCGCATCGGCTGTCTTTTTCATTGCTTTGATATCAGGATCCACTAATGCATCATTGACCATCTCTTCGACTGCGCCGTTTACCGAGTCGGCATTTGCTTCGATACCGACTGCCACGCCTTCCGGGATCCACTGACCAACCTCATCGGCAAAGAGCTTCGAGGGTGATCCGATTTTGAAGAATCCCTTCACCGAATCGACGAGCTTACCGCCAAGCTCTTTGACATTGCTGACGATGCTGTCCCAGTTTTCCTTGATACCTTTCCAGATACCGTCCACAAGTGCCTTGCCTGCTTCGATCATGTCACCTGCCAGACTGATGATACCGTTGACAATGGCGACTATGATCTCAGGAAGATGAGAAATAAGCTCCGAGAGCGAACTTATAAGCCCGGTGGTCAGGGCAACTATTATCTGGACTGCCGCTTCTAGGAGCTTCGGGGCGTTAATTATAAGACTCTCAACGATGGCTAAAATTATCTCTGGAAGCCGTTCGTTGAGCTGTGGAAGGGCATTTATGAGGCCTTCTGCCAGACCCAAAATCAGGGCAATGGCTGCATCAATCAACATATCCGCGTTGCTTATCAATGTATCCACGATGGTTAATACACAATCAACAATCGTTGGAATCAGCTCAGGCAAGGCCGAAGCAAGCCCCATAGCCAATTCGCTGATAACGGTCAATCCGACCTCAGCAAGCTGTGGAAGCAAGCCAATGAGCTGTGTCCCGATCTCACCAACTACTGTGACAAGCGTGGGGAGTAGCTCCGGGATGGCGGCAAGGATGCCCTGAGCGAGCGCACTTATCAGCTCAGGAGCCACTCCCAGAAGTGCTTCTGCAAGGGTACTGAACCCGCTCACGAGCTGTGGCATGGCTTCTGTGATATTGCTCACGATGCCCTGTATGCCTGCCGTGATCTTTTCCTTGGCACCTTCCTCACCGACTACCAGTGAGGCCAAGCCGTCCATCACCGATGTGAACGACGGGAGCATCTCGCTCATAACCGAATTTTTCACACCTGTGAAGGAAGTCTGCAGATCCTGCAGCGAGTCTTGGAAGGCTGCCGAATTCTTGACAGCTTCGTCGGACATAACACCGCCGAGCTCATGCACTCGGTCACGCATGGCCTGAGTGTCCTCTGCTGATGTATTCAGAAGGGCACCGAGCTCTGTCGCGCCTCTTCCAAGGAGCTTACCTGCAAGATATGTCCTCTGGGTATCATCTTCGACGTTCTGCAAGCCTGCGATCGTAGCCTCGAAGATCTGCTGTTGATTCATATTCTTAAGGTCATTCTCGGTAATACCAAGCTCCTTGAATGCCTTATTATTTGTCTCTGCGGCATTGGCGAGAGTCTTCATGGATGACTTCATCGTCTCCATGCTCGTGCCGCTGTGCTGCATGACTGCATCCCACTCTTGGTAGGCTTCCGCAGTCAGTCCCATCTTCTGGGACATCTTATCGATATGGTCGCCATATGAAGCAACGCCTGCTGCCGCACCTGTCAGAGCTGTTCCTGCTCCGATGGCAGCCGTTCCTATCCCGGCAATGGCAGCAGCCCCGGTCTTAAGGACTCCACCCATTGCAGAACTGAACTTGCCGCCTGCCGATTTACCTGCCGACGACGCTTCGCCGCCCAAAATATTTGACAGGCTGCCGCTTAAACCTTCTGCTGATGGTACTATCTGCACATATGCTTTTGCTAATTCTGTTGCCATACCTTATACCCCGAATAATTCGGCCCTCTTGGCCTCGTATTCCTCAATAGAGTCGAAATGCTGATACTCTGACTGCCGTTCCTGCACGCCTTCAAGCATCGCGAGAATTGACCTCGGTCTGTTTATTCCTTGTTTTGCATCCTCGGTGTTGAACCATACAAGCATTGATAATCTATCCAACATTCCCGCAAGCAGCATCTCGGATGTGCTGAGCCTGCGGTCAAGAATTTTCTTTTTAATTCGGCTGTCCATGTTTAAGCCAGAGGCGAGAGTTGCCACCAATCTCGGTGACAGCTCCCGGTAGTCTAAAACATGATAAGTCTCAGCCAAATCACATATCAGAGCTTCCTCGTCGAGATGAATTATCCCTCCGAGGACGAAGAGTTTTTTAAGGATCTCGCTGTGTTTACGATCTCAATGAGAGCGTTTGTCATCGCTGTACGCGGTATAAAGCCATCGTTCTTCTCGGCGATATGCTTTTTAAGATCCTCATACCGATCGCCTAAAACAAATTTTGCGGTATCCATAAGGCCCGCAATCTGTTCTGATGCGTCGTCTGACTCTGCCAAGGCGATTGTCTCTACAAGTCGCCAATCGTCAAGAATACGCTCGTCTATCTTGAACTCAAAACCGTCCTTAGTCTTGCCTTCTATCATGTTTTACCTCTGCCTTTCTGCCCGTTTAGGTCGTTACGACGGGCCTCTTCTTGATATACTCGTAGTGAGTATTGCCGCTTGTGTCAGGGATGCCAGTAATCGTGACATCGTATGCAACAAGATCCTTGGATGAGTAGGTCGTGTCGCCTCTCTCCGAGATCTTGCCGTCCGGGATGACGGTCCTCTTGAGAGTGTCGTCGTTCATGATGAGATCGCAGCACCATACATAAGGTGTGGGCTCGTCACCATTACTCTTGACGGACAATCCGCTTTCCAGATCGCCAGATACATTGTTCTCACCGTAAACCGTCGCAAGAACATCCTTGTTAAGAACCTCAATGAACTTGAGCTTGAACTTGTCCGTGTGATCGGTCTGGATCGTGAGAACCGTGTCACCGCCAAATGCCTTCTTGTCCTCTGAGGTCTTATTGTCGCTGTTGACGATACCGTCCTCGCCTACATATCCGAGGCAGGTCCATACTGCAGGATCCAGAACACTGTCTGCCGTAGTCGGAAGAGTAGTGCCCTTGGGCGCACGATATAAAGACCCGGAAGGAGTAGGTTTTGCGGCTGATGTATAATTTGCTGTCTGCATATGCTTCACTCCTTAATAATGTGTTATGTCGAAGACCGCCTGATATCGCGGCTTCTTGGTTGCTTTGTCTGTATAGTTATAATCGCTGTTCAGCTCCACCTTGGTGACTTCCTTAAGCGCGACGGCACCGGGCATGGCCTGCTTGACGGCCTCGTTCAGTGTCATTGCATCCAGAAGTGACTTGCCATAGCTCTGAACTGCGAAGGTCGAGCCAAAAAGATGGTCATTCTGTCTTGAGCCTGTCTTTTCGATAAATACAAAAGAATCAGGCATTCCTTGCCTGATCTCGTTTGTCACCTTCGTGGGGCTTAATGCTGTTTTGAGATAGTTGAGTATTACTAATTCGATCATCAGTACACCGCCTTCAATAATCCATTGTCCTCGGATGCTTCGTCATAGCTTGCAATAACCGACACATTGCATCGATTCTGCCCGACATAGCCTGATAACTCAGTCTCACCGCCGTAGTTGTTCCTGATGCCTTCTGCGCGACTCATAAGGACGCTCATCATCTCATCAGAACGAAGCAGCTCCCGGACTCCTTCACTGTTCAGCTCAATACGAACCTCATTAGCCATCGTATCTCTCCACAAATACCTTTTTATGCCACGAGAGCGGGATATTGGCCTCGATGCCTTCCTGCTCCGCGTAACAGTGGAAGGTTTTACCAAAAAAAGTGACCGTATTCTCGAGCCACACATGCGTGTCCCCTTTCGGGATCCCGAGCGTGTACAATTCCTTGGTACCTTCGAGCCTTGAGTTGTCAATAAGGTCATCTGCCGTGGTAGGAGCCACAAGCACATTGCCTACGGTCGCGTCCGCATATGTATAAGTCGGATTGCCCGCTGCATCGTCAGATTTATACGTCCTTACATGAAGGACGACATCCATTCCCTTAATCTTGCCCATAGAACTCGATCACCCCATATCTCTGTCGCTTGATCCCGAGTCTCTTGAGATCGTTTTTCATGATGGCATTGGACATGCCGCCGCCCGGTACCGCATAGGTACCGCTCCATGAATAGCCAAGGCCCGTCTGTGACTCCTGTGTCATAGGATCGCCATCTGTTGACTGTCTCAGGATCCTCGCAACGATATCGACTGTTACCATCTTCGCAACAGATGCAAGAGGTGTCTCAACCGAGATTCTCGCATCGAGATCCTGACCAACCTTGGCAGCTTCCTCGCGAAGAGCATCACATACGAGCGGGATCAAATTGCTCGCTCTGGTCTGTTCGTCGTTTGTTAAGGGCCGCCATAAATCACTTACATCTTGTACTGTTGCAAAATCGCTCATTTTTTTACCGTCCTCTTAGCTGTCTTCTTGGGGACCTCGTCTGCCTCCTTAGTCTCTGCCTTGACTTTGGCAGCAGGCGCGGGAGATATTTTCTCCCACACCTTATCGCTACCGAATTCAGAAGGAATCTCGAGGATTTCCCCTGTTAATTTGTTACGATATACGTTCATTAGGTCGTGATGACAGGAGTGCCGTCCTTGCAAACAAGGCAGAATGCTTTAGGATCAAGGATGCCCCAACCTACCCATGCTTCTGAACGAAGCAGAACCTGATTTGCCTGCTTAAGATCGTATGCGCCGCCATCAGGATTACCAAACTGGATAACCTCGAGAGGGATCTCCTCGGCGATGCCCCATCTGAAGAGCTCGAAGTCGCCGACGAGAGCACGGTCGTTAGATCCAGAAGCAGAGCCGACAGTGATGTTTGAATCTACCTTGTGGCCTCCAAGATTTCCAACTCCACCGAACTGGAAGTCAGGATACTTAGAACCGTTGTTGGTTGTCATAGCACCGATTGCGCCCCTCATGATAGGTGCAAGGATGATGCCATTAGGCTCATACTCGTTATTCTCGAGTACGGTGATTGCAGATTCGAGGTTTGCATCAGGAGTTGACTGGCTGTAAACGACGGCTGTGTCTGCGCACACATAATCGAAGTAGTTGTTGCCTATTGAATTCGGGGCAAGATTGCCAGTACGAGGATCGATGCCGTGAATAGCCATCTTATCGATACCGGCTGCGAGCTTCTTGGAGAATCCCTCTGCGAATGCTCTGAGATATTCGAGTCTCTTTTCTTCTGCGGCCTTCATGAACTCATCAGAAACACGGCTCTGATATACGACCTTGATGGGCTTAACCGATACGGGTGCGATCGTAGCATCGCCTGCGGGCTTCGGGCCGTTCTCGCCTACGATCGAGATATCGCTATCAAGATCGAAAGTGAAGATATCCTTACCTGTGAAGGGTATAGCGTCCTGACCTGACATCCTTGCAAGGGACGAGTGTCCTTTTACCTTGTTGAATAATTCTGTTTCAAGCTCTCTGGGAAAGAGAGTGCTCATGCTTAATGCTGACATAGTTGTTTTCCTCCGTTATTCATTCATCAAATTCCGCGACATCTGACGCAAGGCCAGATCCTTTGTCGCCTTTTCTGTGTCCTTGATATTCGGTTCAGGATTGGCAAGGGGAGTGGTTGTTACCTTGACGAGCCCCTTTAATGCCTCTGCGCTTTTCCGAATCTCGTTTTCATCCGAACCCTGTAAGAAATTGACGGCCTCATATGACAGCCCTAACTCATGCGCAACCTGCGTTTTTACCGAGTGCAGCTCGTATTCTTTCAGTTTTGCATCCTTTTCCGCGATAGTTGTGTCAAATGTTGCCTTCTCTTCCTTGGCAGTGTTCAGTGCCTGAGTTAATTCACTGATCTGCTTCTGGAAGTCGCCCGACTGTTCCTCAATTTTCTTGTTGAGTGCTTCGATCTGGCCTTCATACTTAACCTTCTCGCGCTCCAACCTTCCCTTGATGGCTGCGTCGAACTGTTCCTGTGTCTCGATTGTCTTGAATTCTTCACTCATTTTTTGTCCTTTCCCACGTTACCGCCGTGTGTGCGTATTTTTTTGTATTAAAAAAGCACCCTTTCGGATGCCTTAATAATTGATTTTTTGTATTTTCTTGTCCTTATACTCGTGTGCTATCCAGTACGCCAAGATCACGCTATCAAGCAGCGCGATCTCTGTGTCAGGCGTGAGCGATTTATAACCGAATCCTCCGTTGGATCCGATTGAACGCTTCTCGACATTTGTCGCAGAACATACAAGAGAAGGCTGTGCCCTGTGGCATAAGTTTGCCGCTGCCAGAGCCTGTTCAAACATCGCGTTCGCGACAATGATCTCAGCCACCTTTGGAAGCACGGGCTTGATCTTGATCCGTGCGTCCTTCATTGCCTCCTCGAGGAGCTTCTGACCGTTTGCGCCGTCAACAACAACGCCGCCGAGGTCTGTCATCTGAGTCATTATAGCGATTATCCATTCATTACCGATGCGAGCGGGCCTGCAATCAATACACTCGGCGAAGATCCTGCCGTCTGTCGTCTTGTATGCAATCGACAGGGCAGCATTGGCACCATCGAAGCCATACTTGATGCCTAAGAACTTTTTGCCTGCCCGGTTTGGAACCTTCTCGACCTCAAGCGCAAGCCATTCAGTCTCTGAGATGACCGATTTCTGATTGTACTTAATCCACAGGCCGAGTCTTTGGATGTTGAAATCGATCTCGTCGGTCTTGTCCTCGTTCCTAACCTTGCGCTCATTGAGCTGATAGCCCATTGCAGGATTGGTCAGGTACCAGAGCTCGACGTCGTTTACATCTGACATCTGATCGACGGACCATTCAGCCCATCCGACCTCAGCTTCGGATCCAAACAAGCACGAGTCCCTCAATTTGGGGAACACAGTACCCTTGGATACCGCTGTCGGTGGAGTACCGCAGAGTATGATCTGCGGATTTGCGCTGTCAGACACGACATATTGCAGTGTGTTCTGCTGATCGTCTGTGTATTCCTGCGCCTCGTCTATGATTAGAAGGTCAAACCCCTCGCCGAGCCCTCCAACAGAAGTCCTTGTTCGGAAATCTACTGAACCACCCGTGTCGAGGAGCGTGATCCTTTCCAACCCGAATTGTTTCGAGTAGGTATATGCATTGATATAAACCTCATCTTTTTTGGGCCTTAATATCTCCTCATATCCCTTGGATTTTAAAAGTGCCGCAAGTCTCTTGGCTGCCGAGCTTGATGTTGTTGTCCTGTGAGCTGTATGTAGTATATGCTCACCGTTTTGGATTCCGTACAGCTCCCGGATGGTAAGGATCTCACCCTTGCCGTTTCTTCGCGGTACCGCATAACCAAATTTTGCGTGCAGCCATAGGCCGTCTTCATCGACTGCCATAATCTGGTCAATGAGACGTTTTTGCCAAGGCTGCGCCTCGCGTCCTGTTTCACTGTATAGCACAAGGGCCTCGGGCCCTTTTGAGTCTGTATAAGGGAGCACGACGGAGTGCGTGGGAGTCTGATTACCGTACCGGGTAGCCATACTCCTTATACCTCCTTTATGCTCTTACAAATGCATGACCTCTGGCCTGCATCTTGCCTGATGTACCTCTGCCCCTGATCTCCAATTCGCATCTGCATCCTTCATGCCGCGCGAATACCTCATTGACTTGGGCTTCGTAATAACTATCATATGTGCCTGCCCGATCATGGCACCATTCGCAGGCTGTCGATTCAGCCCTCCGAACGACCACAACACCCACGCCCGAATTATCAAGGAATCTCATGTTTTCCTTAAAATGATTATCGCTGAAATGCTCAACAATATTGCGTATGGGCTCATTCAGATAATGGATATTATCAGCAAATAATCCGTTTGATACGGCATTGAGCAGGCCATTTACTCTGTCCATTTCAATCGGTGGCCTTATTGGCTTTATTCCGATATTAAGCATTCTATTCACGCTTAGCTGATGCGCATCAGCCACATCAGATACCAATTTATAGGCTTCCTCTATGGTTGGAACCATAACCTTTTCTGCTATGTTGTAATACATAACACCGTCGGGCATCACCTCTGGTGTAAGCACTTCGATATATGCCCTTGATAAAGCCTTGCCGACCTTGCTTGCTTGCTGAGTGACGCTGCCAATAGTGCGCCTTTCAATACGCTCAAGCAAATCTTTTCGTGTTGCCTTTGCTTCCTCAAGGTTTTGTTTAAACGCCTTCTGAACCTTATTCAGAAGAGCAGGAGCAATATCTTCTGCCATATATTACCTCCTTATATCCCTGTAAGATTCTTGAGCTTTGATTCTGTAACGTAATCCGGGAATGCCTGCTGCAGTTTAAGGAAGGCATCGCCAATCCCGGAGAGAGTTGCCGCATCGGGCTCAAATAATGGCAGCCATCTCGGCGTGCTCTGATATATCTCTTTGCGCTTATATGACATCTTATCCCGGACACATGCCGAGAGATATCCAACATTAAGGAAGCCCGAACCGAATGTTCTCTGTGCTTTTCTTGCGAGAAGCCTCAGATTTTCGTGACTCGCCCTTATAGCATCCGCACTTGAAGGATTGTCGGTCTCAAATCCGAGATCTCCGACTGTCAGACCTGTCTCGCCTGCAAATGCTGACGCATACATCTTGAGCTGTTCATGATGAGGAGTCATGCTTGCAGATTGGAACTGTCCGAGGATAGGGTGATCGCCGTCATCGTCCTTCGAGAATTGAAGCATTGACGATATAGTCGCCTTCCATTTATCCATCGGCTCAGCATCAGCACTCAAACCGACAACATACTTCTGAGGGAATGCATAAAATTCAGCCGATACCTCAGCTCTTGTGATGGTATTCCGAGCCTTGTTCATGATATCCATGCTCGCACGGCTCATTCGGGAATGACCGAACGGCCTCATCGCATCTGGCCTGTATATAATCGGTACAAGAAGAGGGTAGGGCGCAGCATTTGGGAACTCTGTGTCCGTTACTGTGCGGATTCCCTGTTCAATTATATGAGTCGCGCCTGCTGTGAAGTACGCCTCGGTCAGAGGATTGCCGTACTCATCGTGTGAAAGAACCGCGTACCCCTCTGTGAGCATATTTGTGATGGGATCTATAATGCCCGTGGCATTAAATCCATCGATCACTTGCAATCTGGGGAAGCCGTCCTCACCCTCGGAAATATAAACGAAGTCACATGCCGAGATCAGGGCCCCGAGTATGGCGCTGTCGAAGAGAACATCCTTGTTGTTCTGGTCAAATATGCCATTCATGTCGAAGTAATCGGTCTCGTTCTCGAAGCCATTGAAGGCCAAGCGATCTGCCATAACATCGACCGATTTTGCGCACCATCCGAGAATGCTCTTATATGCTTCTTTGAGATCAGCCGGGATGAGTGGGGAAGGATCCTGTGCAAGATACTTCATTTCATAATACTTATACCGGGTAAGAATGCGCGGCTGCTTGAGAGCCAACTTTGCCCTTAAATATTCGATTCCTTTGTATGATGCCATTGTGTATGCTCCTTATAACTGCATGTCAGCGAGATATTTTCCGC